AGGCTCAACGGTTCACGGGTGATGAAACGGGTCGTCCATCGGTCTGGGGTGATCGTGTGCTCGACACCTTGGACGGTAACACGAAGATCGAGGACGGCGGTGGCGGTTTGGGTTCGGACAACGTAGATCGGGTCGCCGAAATCGAGGCTGAGGCCGGGGAGGACTCGAGGGCTGTCGCTTGAGAGGTCAAGGGTGACGGACTCAATACGGATGCGAGGGTTTTTGCGGTAGTTGAGAATCAGGTTGGCGATGTTGGTCGCTTGGGCGTTATTGCGGCCGAGCAAGCCGGTGAGCGTGTAGGTGCGGGTGAAGTAGTCGGCGATCGACGTGGCATCGGAGACGGTCTGGGCGGTGCCACCATGGTTCGTGACCGACACGACGTTAGAGAGCTCTGTTTCGTCGAAAGAGACGTCGAGGTCTTGGTAGTAGATGCCGGTGCCGTCGTCGGCGAGGGTCGTGGCGGAGCCGGACGCTTGTTGGCTGATCGTCGAGCGGGACTTGAACCGGGCTGAGCCGTATCGGTCCATGTAGAACGCGCCCAGTTCAGTTTCTTCCACGACTTGGACGGCGTCAAGGACGGAGCGGAGGCCACCAGGGTCGTTCTGTAGTTCTTGGGCGCCGGTGTCGATGTTGCGCATGTTGGCCGGCCAGTCCACCATGTCAAGTATTTGGTTGATACGGGTGCCTGGGAGATCGCCGGTCGCGGCGCCGGTCACGCTGTCCACGTTGGACAGGGCGAGCAGTCGAAAGCCATCATCGGCTGTGACGGTCACTCGAGCGTACTCGGTGCCTTTGGGCCATTCCCAGTCCCACGAGCTGATGAACCCTGAGAACAGGCCGTACTCGGTTCCGCTGTAGTTGGTCGTGACGCGGATCTGCCGCATTGGAAGGATTTGGCCGTAGTAGGGCCCTGTCACGTTGTCGGGGTTCCAGTCGCCGTCGGGATCCCACCAGGAGATGGATGCGAAGCCTGGGTTGTAATTCTCGAAGATGCGGTCACGACCTCGACGGATTGAGATCTGGTTCACCTGATCGGAAATCTCGACGATCTGGCTGGTGCTGGTGCCAAGGATGTTGGTGCCCAGGATGCCGTTGAAGGTGTCGCCGAGCGTCATCACGTTGCCGAACGACGCGCCGGTCCCTAACCGGATTTGGACGACGGGCTGGCAGGGGAGCGTCATGTGTTGCTGTAGACGAGTTGGGCGCCGTTGCGCTGACTGTTCACTAGGCCGCGCCGGATGGTCTCGATGAGGTCGCGTTCGCTGGTGACGGAGCCGGCGACGTTCACGATCACATCGCCGCCCATCGGCGCGTTGCGACCGGTAAGCGGCACAACCGCTTCGGGCCCTGCTTCACCGATCATCGCGATTGTCGGCGCGGTGACAATACCGCCGTCAGCCAGACGCGGCAGTCTGACCCGCGACAGGCGAGGGAAGTCGGCTGAGCCGTTCACCCATTCGAACGACCAGATGATGTGGTTGATGCCGTCAACGACCAAGTTGATTCCTCGCTCGAGGAACCCCAACATGCCGTTGATGACCGCTTTGATCGTGTCGACAATACCCAAGAAGATGGTCGACACAAACGAACGGATGCGATCGAACACGCTGTACGCGACGTTCCAGATCGCGCCGAACGCTTTTGTTACGATCTCCCAAAGACCCCAGAGTCCGGCACCGAGCGAGCTCGTAATGAACCCGAACGCTGCCACGATCGGCGCGGTCGCCGATCGAATCAAGCCAAGTATCACGTTCAGGATACCGCTGACGATGTCCCTGATTCCTTCCCACGCGCGACCCCAGTCGCCCGAGAGAACGCCAAGGAAGAAGTCGATCACGCCCTTGATCACTTTCAGCGTGCCTTCGATGATGTTGCGAATCGCATCGAAGATGGTTCCGATGTAGCGCATGATGTCGTCGCCGAACAGTTGCCAGGCTTTCATGATGACGCCAAGAATCATCTCGATGAAACCGCGGATGCCTTCCAAGATGGTTCGCATGTTGTCCATGCGAGCGCTGAAGCCTTCGATGAACGACTGAACACCGGAGATGATCGCGCTAAACGCCGCTTGGAACGCGGGTACGACTTTGTCGCGGAAGAACGCGACCACAGCATCGACCACGGCCCGGAACTCTTCCGATCGCGTGTACGCCATGTAGAAACCGGCTACGAGCGCGGCGATAGCGCCGATGATAAGCGTCAGCGGGTTGAACAGGCCGGCGATAGCCGCGCCGAGCGCCACAACTCCCGCGATCGCTGCCGCGCCGGCGATCACACCGAAGAACACTTTGACGACGTCGATGTTGTCCTTCATCCAGTCGCCGAGTTTCTCGATGTACGGCGCCAGAAACTTGCCGACAGCGTTCGCGATGTCCATCGCTTTGTCTGCGGCGGTCTGAAGAACAGCGGCGAGTCGAGGTAGGTAACGTTCAGCGAGCGGGGCGACCTTGTCGATCAGGTCGGAGAACGCGCTCATGACCTTCAACGCGATCGGCAGCAACGCTTGGCCGAGCTTGGCCTTCGTGTTCTCCAAGCGGGCAGCGAGAATACGTTGCTGATTCGCCATGCCATCGGACGTGCGAGCGAAGTCGCCTTGCGCGTCCGATGTTTGCTTGAAGATGAGAGCTTGCGCAGCAAGAATCTTCTGCTGCTGGGTGAGTGACCCGTTGCCGTCGTAGATGCCCATCGACATGGCTTGAGCCTTGAGCGACGCGTCGTCGAGCATCACGCCGTATCGGCGGATGGGCTCCGACTCTCCACGGAGAGCGGCGCCGAGGGCGTCGATTGCTTCCTGCGGGCTGGTGTTCGAGAACGACGCCATGTCCGACGCGAGACCGACTAGGCTGGTCGAGAAGTCGCCCAGGTCCTGACCGGACAGGCCGGCAGCCTTACCAAAGATACCGAACGTCGACGCAGCGTCGAGCGCCTGCTTCTTCGACTGGCCGAACGCAACGTCCGCGCCGTCAGCGAACTTCAAGACTGAGTCAGCCGCGTCGCCGAACACGACGTTCGTCTTGGACGTGACCTCGTTCAGGTCGGACGCGGCGTCAACGAGTTGCTTGCCGATGACGACGGCGCCGGCCGAGAACGCGGCGAAGCCGAGCGCGACCTTCTTACCGAAGTCGACAAAGTCCTGGCCTATCTTGCCGGCCTTGTCACCGACATCACCAAGCGCCTTCATGGCGTTCTTGGCGTCACCCAGGACTTCAATAGTGAGGCGTCGAGTATCTGCCACAGAGGCTCCTAGTCTGGAAACACGTCGCCGAGGAGGCGCTGCATCTCGTCGCCGTACATTTCAATAATGTCGCCGATGTCGCGGCGAATGGTCGGGAACAGGAAGTAGCCGGCGCCGCGACCGTTGCCGCGCCAGGTGCGAAACTGGTTCCAACCGATCATTGTTCCGACAACCTGAACGCCGACGCCACCCATGTCCCGAGTTCGCTTGCGCACAGTATTAGGCGCTCCGTAACGGTCGTACGCAACCGTTTGCGACTCGACCCTGCGGCGAACCTTGTCAATGTTCTCGTTGTCGCGAACGATCGTGGCCCGGCCGCGAGTGTTCTTCAACAATCTACGCTTGTCCCGATGCGCGCCGAACTCGGCGCCGCCGAAGAACGGTGACTTCTTTCCACCGCCGTTGATTCGCGCGCCGACCGCAGACTTCGAGGCGTCCATGTCTCGAGCCGCTTTCGCTTCCATCTTGCCAAGCGTCGATGCCGCGACAATCGCTCGACGTATGACGAACTCGGCCACGTTGTAGTTCACTTCTTTGAGTGCTTTGGTGCCTTCAACCCCGAACTCTTGGTCCGCTTTCCTCAATGCGCGCCGGAGTTCGTCGAGCCCGGCCACATTGACTGTGTCGATCGAGCGTACGCGGTTCGCGGCCATCGGTTATCTCCTGGAAGATTTCCGGGACTCCTCTGCTCGTCTCTTCAGCACGTCAATGATCGCTTCGAGCATCCCGTCAGGGGCGTCGAGGAGATCATTCGGGGCGATGCCCGTTTCAACCGCTATGTGAGCAACGAGATAGGTCAGGGAGTCCCGACGGAAGGGTTATCGGTGCTGACGATCTCAACGTTCGCGAGCGTGTCGAGGTACGCATCGTTGAACGGAGGCACCGTGACCCCGGATGCGCGTTCAGCCTCCCAAGCCAACCAGAAGAGATGTTCCATCTTCTGATCGACCTGAAAGGCTTTGGCGAGGCCGGTCTTCCAGTGCCGCTCGAAAGCGACGATCTGGCGCGGACCGATTGTGTGAACGGCGTCGGTGCCGTCCGTCTTTGTGACCTTGAGCTGCCAGGCGATCATGACGTCAGCTCGTGGCCTTCGTGATGGTGCCCGAAACCGGCCAAGTGACCGAAGCGGTCGACAGTTCGCCGGGTCCACCGGAGAGCGGCGTCCACTGGTTCACAAGGCAGGTCATCGAGTACGACGGGTTGGTCGCACCGACAGCCGACGCGGTCGGCTTCACGAGGACACTCGTGAGCGTGCCGAGCAGCGGGTAGATGGTTGCTTCGACTTCGCTTGCGGCAAAGTCCTGGTGGAAGTCGAACGACACGGAGGAGTCCGACAGGCCGGCGACGCGAGTCTTGCCGGTCTGACCGAATGCGGTGGTCTCGACCTCGTCGTAGTTGGTTTCGATGGTGACCGAAGCGACGTGGTCGCTGAGGTCGATGCTGTTGATCGTCACCGAAACATCGGTCAGAACGATACGGGCCATGGTGTATTACTCCTCGGTGGTTGCGGCCTTGGCGGCCTTGGTGGTGGTGGCGGGAACGAGGTGTCCGCCCTCAATGAGGGCCTGGACGTTGCACCCGTCGAGATCGGCCTCGTTCACGATCTCGCCGGGGTTCTTGCCGGCCACCGAGCGGGGACCGGAGATCTTGTATGTGCTCATGCGCGCCTCCTTAGGCGTAGACGAGAACGTCGAAGTCGACGACCAGGTAGGTCGCGTCCGCGACAGTGATGGGACGAATGTCGGAACCGGATTGCACGACGGTCGTTTGCACGACGCCACCGAGCGTGCGGTCGGCCTCGATCGCAGCGCGAATCGACTTGTTGCCCGAGTAGGACAGGAACTCGTAGAGCGCATTCTGCGCGGTACGTTCCGACGCGCGGCCTACGATCACCGTGACGACGATCGAATGCTGCGGAGCTCCGCCCTGCTGAGCGTTGTGGTACGTAACCTGCGTGAGCGCCGGCACGGCCATCGGCGGGTTGATCTGGTCCGGAATGTAGTCGACAGTCCGAAGTCCGCTGATGGTCGCAAGTTGCGTCTTCAGCGCGGTCATCACCTGGGCGACCGTTGCAGCCATCAGGCGACCGCCGTGATGACGTACGGTGCGAGAAGCACTGCGACGTCCGGGTCGATGCGGCGCACGATGATCGCTCCGAGGTCACCGAAGCCGGCGACACCGAGCGGCGAGTCGTATCGCTTGAACTGCCGCGACGCGAGAAGCACGGCAGCCTCCCTGATTGCGTCGGGCACGGCCGGCCAGCCCCAGCGGGCGGTTACTTCCACGAGCGTGCGCCCGTTCGCTGCGACCGGGAATCCGGTGTCGAGCGCGCGTAACTGTTCGATCGGTCGGCTCTGCGCGAGCGCGTTGGTCGGCTCGAGTTGGTAGTCGACGCCAGCGGTGAGCGTTGTTTCGAACGTTCCGTCCGCGTCAGCATCGATCTTCACGACAAGCCCGGACGTGCTCGAGATGTCGTCGACCGGCAACAGTGTGTTCTTCGTCGCGGCGTACGTGCGAGCGCTGGCATTCGCGTCAGCGTAGAACCGGCGCGAGCATTCACCGTCGATACGACGAGAAGCGGCCTCGACAGCGTTCTCGAGCAACGTGTCGTCCGCGCTGTCGATGATGCGCAACGCGGCTTTGACTTCCGCGAGCGTGCAATAGCCGTTCGTGATTGCCACGTCAGCCCTCGTCGGCCTTCTTGCGCGGCTTCGCGGCCGGCCTGGTCGCCGTCTCAGCGACAGGGTCCACGGCGGCCGTTTCGATCTTTGCGGTGCGGACCCGCGCATCGGCGCACGGTTCCGCGTAACCATTTGCAATCAGGTCGGCTGCCACCTGATCTGCGAGCTCCACCTCGGAACCGCGAGCGGGCCACTCTTGGCCGTCGATAGTTCCAGTAATCGAGATGAGCATCTTCACTTTCATGCGATACCTCCGGGAGAGAACGACCAGGTGTCCCGTCGCCCAGGGGGACGGGCGACGGGACACTCAGTCAGTTGGTGTGGCTGGTCAGCTGGCGGCGCCGCCGACGAACACCTTCACCGCGCCCGTCTGATCGACGAGGTCGGCGTCGGTGCGCAGCGTCACGCGGAAGGTCCGCACGCTGTAGTCGAACGCAAAGTCGTCCGACACAGCCACGTCGATGCCGTTCACTTCGCGAACGAAGTACGACGGAATGTGACCGAACAGAACCGACTTGGCGCTGTTTGCGGGCGAAGCCATCGAGTCGTTGATCTGGACACCGAAGCCCAGGAGCGAGTCGACGTTGCCGTTGAGGCCCGGCTCGAACAGGTAACGGTTCTGGCTGTCCTTGAGCTTACGGGCGGCGGCCATCGCGGTCGAGTTCATCATCCACGCGCAACCGGGCTGAGCCGTGTAAGCGGCGCCGACCGAGTAGCGGAGGTCGATGAGGTTGTCAGCGGTGAACGCGCCCGAAGCGCCGGCAGTGCCGGTCACGCCGGTGGTGGCGCGGGTGACGATTCCGTACGGCTTGCTCGAACCATCGCCGGTCGTCATGTGACCACGAGTGGCCACACCGATGGCGATACCGGCCTGACGCGCGAGGAAGCCGCCGACGTCGATCGACGAGTCGTTCGCGAGCTCGTTCGAGAGCTGCACGAGGACGACGTACTTGTACGCGCCGAGCGTGGTCTGCGACAGGGTCGGGTCGGAGGTCGAAGCCTGCGAACCTTCGCCGACGATCGAAGCGGTCGAGAAAGCAGTGCTCTTCGGGATCGCGATCGACTCGCCGGTCGATGTGGTCAGGACGGTGGCGAGGCCACGGACGACGTTCGTCTGCACGAGGTGCTCGACGATGCGGTCGTACACCGAGCTCTGCACGAGAGTGGCCGAGCTCTTGGTGATAGCGCGCTTCTCGAAACGAGCGGAGCGGATGTCGCCGCGGAGCAACGAACGAACCATCTGGTCGTCCTGGTCCACGTCAGCAGCGACTTCGCCACCGAGGTTCGCGGGCACACCCAGACGGGTGCGGCTCTCCTCGATGGAACGGTTGCGCTCTTCGGCTTCGATGATGGACTTGATGCGGGCGTCCTTGGTGTCGAGGTCCGCGTTGATGCGGTCGAACGTCTCGGACTCCTCAGCGGTGAGGTCGCGCTTCTCGGCAGCGGCAGCGTCGAGGAGGCCCTTGGCCTGCTCCCACGCGCGTGCACGCTCTTCCGAGAGCACGTCGATGAACTTGCTCATGATGTGTCTCCCTTTCGGAGGTTGGTGGTTGGTGGTTGGGCGCAGGTGGTGGCGTCGACCGTGGTTCCCGACCGTCGTCGAGTCCGGGGGTCCGCTCCGAGCTACTTGTCGCCGGCCGGGCCGGCGCTTTCTCATGCCTTCTTGGCGTAGAGATCATTCAGACGACGCTGAACCATGATCGGAACGCCGATCGGCGCGTCGTCGGCCTCGTCAGCCGGTTCCTCCGGCTCGTCGGTGGAACGCACCGACGCGTCGGTCGCCTCGTAGGCGGGGAAACCTGTCACGACCGAGACTTCGTGCAAGATGATTTCGCGCAGTTCACGCGACTGGCCGTCTTCGGACCAGGCGTCACCGCCGCGAGGGATCGAGAACCCGAACGACATCGAATGCACGTCACCGCGTTGCATCAGGACGGACAGGTCGCGACCGTATGTGGTGTCGGGCAAGTCACCTTCAACTTTGAGGCCGCGCTCGTCTTCGGTGAGCGCCAGCGTCCCGGACCGGGTCGAACCGAGCACCATGTCCGTGTTGTGGTTCACAAACATACGAACCTCACGACCGCTGTTCAACGAACGACGGAACGCGCCCGAACGAATGGTCTCAGTGAACGGCAACGGCTCCGACGGCGAGTCGAACACGGCCGCGTAGCCGGCGAAGCGCATCGGCTGGCCAGCCCTGTCGGCGGCACGCACCTCGATGTTTCCGAGTGACACCGTGCGGAACTCCACGTCGCGGCCGCCGATCTTGCGAGCTTCGACATCAAGTTTCGCGTAACGGGCAACACTGTCGTTCATGGGCTGAGGCTCCTGGGTAGTGACGAGTGCTGCCGGGATAATCCAACGCTTGCAGATTCCCTCCGGCGCGATGTCACCATCGACGATTTCACAACCTCGCGGACCTTCATAGAATGCGCAGTTAGCGCAAACAAGGCCTTCGCCGGCGAACGGCGACTCGGCAACATAATGCGCGCCGTCAGGACCGACGCCCTGGTCGTATTTCCCAAAGATTTCGACAATGTCTTCGTCTTCGACATACTGCGCTTGCTGACGTGGCGCGAACTGCTCGGCGTCAAGCTCGCGTGTTTCAATCTGTTCTTCGATCATTCGCTTCTTCTCCTCGGCGATGATCGCGAGCGACCACGCGCGGCCAGGTTCGCCACCCCACAACGCCCAGGCAATACGACCTGCCGACGGGTAACCTTCTTCGCCAGGCGACCAGCCGGACGCTTCTTTGTCGACTTGATGCCGCGCAAAGTACGACGACATGCGCTTCACCGTCTCGAGTGACAGGTCGCGACGGTTCACGATGTCTCGAGCGCGGGCGACGCCGACAGCCGTACCGCCGCGCCCGTACTCGGCGCGCCAGTCAAGCCCTCGACGAGCTTCGGTTTGCATCGCCTCTGTCGGCGTGAACGAAGCCATCAGAGCGGCGACTCCGGGTCGACACCCATCGGTGCGGGATCGAGACCAGGGCCAGCCATCGGCGAGCCCGGCAGAGCCATCACAAACTCGTCACCACCGTCATACGGCTCGAGGCCTTCCGACGCACGGCATTCGTTCGGAGTCCGGATACCTGTCGCGACCGCCAGCTGGTACGCCTTCAACCGCGACAACGTGTCGGCACGCAAGAACGCGTCGACATCGAACTTGACGACCTGCGGACGCGGCAACAACGCCGAGAACGCGGCCTCGATGCGGTTCAACCAGGGCATCAACGTGTAGGTCACGAAATGCTGTCCGGCCATCTCCGCGTTCGCGTACGTCTGTGAGTCACCGGTCTTCGCGCCGATCAAGTAGCCAGGCACACGGAAGATACGTGCGATCTGCGCAACCTGAAGATCACGGCTCGCGTTGAGCTCCATGTCGGCAGCCGACGCGGTGATCGGACGCCACTTCAACCCGCCCGCGAGCACGGCAGGACGACGACGCCGGCTGTGCTGCGTTACCCAGGTTTCCTGAAGCACGCGAGCCTGCTCGACCGTCATCGCGGCGTCTGACTCGAGCACCGACGACGGAGTGCCACCGTCCGCGTAGAACTGCGACAAATGCCGTTCCATCGCGAGCGCAAGCCCGATCGTCGTCTTCTGCTCCTCGATCGGACTGATGCCCTTGAGCGCCTGCGGAGGTGTCCACCAACGCAGATGCAACATGTTCTCAGCGTCGACCGGCGAGCCGGCGACCGTGTACCGACGAACCTGGCTGCCGCCAATCGTCGTGACCTCGACGTTCGTCGAATGAATCGGCGTCAACGCCAACGGGTCGCCGTTCGGAGCTCGGTCGATGAAGATGTACGCGTTTCCGTGCAACGCCAACGACGACACGGTCTGATGAATCAACTCGTAACCCGTGACCGTGGACGACGGCTCGAGGAACAACCGCGGCGTAGCCAGCGGCACGTTCCGATCGCCGACACGCCGGACCGCGCGCAACGGCAACGAAGCGCACGAGTCCGCAATCAGTCCCACACAGGCCATCACCGCCGACACTTGTAACGCGGTCGACTCGTTCACAGTTTCACCGGACCAGTTCGGGCCACCCGAACCGAAACCGCTGTTCTGCAACGGCACGAAACCGCGCGTATCCAACTTGCGAAGAAGACTCATCGGGCCACCAGCCAGCCAGCCAACGCCAGCGTGACACCGCCGACGATGAACGCGAGCGGCAGATAGATCAACCCGATACCGACAACCGCGACAGCGGCGCCTACAGCTTCCATCGCGGTGGTGACATGTTCACGCATCAGCGACACTCCAAGGGTCCAAGATCGCCGGGACCGGCGACACAGGCCGCCGTCGTGTCGCCGTCCACAAGGCGAGCACGGCAGCCATCAGCGGTGTGATGTCCGACCCGTCACGACGGGCGAACCTCCATGAATCACCCGACACTTGCCTGGTAGCCGCTGCAACAGCAGCATCTAACCCCAAATGCCGGCGAACAAGAATCTTCGAATCAGCCAGATCATCAAAGAAGCCGGAACACGCCGCAGCAACATCGCCCGGCGACAAACCAACAACTTTCACGCCAGCCTGCTCGAGCTGCGGAATCAACGAAGCCGCAGGGCCGCGAGCATCAACAGTGACCGTCGAACCCGCCTGACGCCGAACAATGTCGACAACGCGATCAACAGCCCACGAAACACCAGAACGATGCTCGATCACTTCAACAGTCGGAACACCAGCGTCACCGACAACGACAATCGCCGCCGCCGACCGCTCAGGATTCACATCGACCGCAAACGTCAAACGCCCGTCGGGAACCGCGTCAACACGACACGCCGACTCCCACACCGTCGCAGGAATCAACCGCTCCGAGTTCACCGTCCACTGATTCAACATCGACCGACGGAAATCACCGTCAGACATCGTCTGCCGAGCATGCTTCACAACATCTTCAGTGATCGTGTGCCCGAGCGCCGGCATACACGACCACCAAGTAGCAGGGTCGTCAGGGTCAGCCGACTCAAAATCAGACGACCACTCGAAATACGCGATCCCCGTGTTCTCGCCACGATCAACCGCCGACCTGCCAGCATCAACCTTGCGTCGCAAATACGCGGACGCGTCAGTCCCAGCAGTCGACACAACAATCATCTGCGCCGCACGACGTGTCGCCATAGCCGGCAACAACGCTTGCTCGCGACGATCGTCGATGTCAGCGAACGCTTCGTCAATCACACCCAGGTCGATCGTCTTGCCGTGACCGGCAGAGTCCGAAGACGCGAGCACGTCGATACGGCTGCCACCACGAAAGATGACCGCCTCGTTCCCCTGCGCACGATGAACCCGGTCCACCGCCTGACGCAGATTCGACGCCATCAGAATCGGCACCTGATCGTCAAGCAACTTCTTACGCGCATCCGAACCGGTCTGCGCCGTGTACGCGATACGCTGCGGAGAATCCCACGCAAGCGCGCGCTGAACCTCGAGCGCCAATGTCAACGTCGTCTTCCCCGACTGACGAGGAATCGTCACGATGATCTCGCGATACGCCGGCCGGCCATCAGCCAGCAACTCGGTACCTACGTCAGCGACGAACCTTTGCCACGGCATCAACGGCTGGCCCAGAGCCTCCGCCACCGCCGCCACGCTTGCTCCGAGGCTTCGCCGGCTTCGCGTCCTGGACGTCGCCCATCGGGGCTCGCAAAGCTTCGAGTGCTTTCGTGAACTCGTCGTCGACTTCGCCACCGGAACCTCGCAGTTCTTGTTCGGCAGCACGGTATTCACGCCACAAAGACGCGTTATCAGGCGCAGAATCGACCGCATCCGCCAACGTTTGGGCGGCTGCGACGCGAGCCGCGTCGATGCTTTCGAGGCGGCCAAGCTGCCGCAGCGCCTCAATGACTTTGTCGATCGCCGTTCGATTCAGGCCCGCCATCGGTCCACCGTTTCGTTTGGGCTGGGGAGAAA